TATTGATACCAGAAAACTTCTTGCTGCTCCTGGAGTTGTGAAAGCAACTTTGAATGAAGCCCTTCATGACGTTGGTGATGATTTGGTTAGGGCTTCTTCTGGGGCTGCTCCTCATGATACTGGTTATTTGGACACCAAGGGTTGGAACAAAAAAGTTTCCACCACTGCAACTGGTGGATATGCTGAAGTTTCCTATTATGCCGTCAATGACGGTTTTAATTATGCCCTTAAAATGCATGAAGGAAGTTACAACTTGGGGCCTGGTTCTTTGCAAAAACCAGGTGGAATCGGGATGTCTGGAAATCGGTATCCTGTTGGTCCTAAGTATCTTGAACGTCCTTTGTTAGGTGAATTTGTGACATATAAAAATCATGTCAATAAGCAACTTGGAACAGCTTTGGAAGCACTTGACTGAAGGAGGTGGGATTATGAGGGTGGAAGAACTTAGGAGTTATATTCAGAATAGTTTTTCTATTCCGACATATAGCAATGAATTTTATACCCAATCAGAAAACAATTGCGCTATGGTCCGCATTACGCCCGGCGCAACCGAACGGCAAGTCAACCGCCTCAATATTCAAATCCTCCTTCGGAATGAAAGTGCTTCCCAAGCTGAAGTAAAGGCTTGGGAAATTTACCAAGCTTTGAGGATTAAAACGGGCTTCTTTATAGGAAGCACTTATGTCATTCAATGCATTGCTAACCAGCCCCTTTACATTGGCAAAGACGAAAATGGGAGGACACAATATTCAGTCAATTGCAGCTTAATTACTGATGCTAATTAAAAGGAGTGATGACTATGGTGAAAATTGCCGGTGTTGATGTTATGGTTTATGTTGACACGGATACCACTGGGACTGCGCCAAATCTTGTTGTACTTGGTGGGCAAACTGAAGCCACTTTGAACCGTGAGGCTGAAGAAATTGACGTTTCCTGCAAAACCGACGGTAAATATGGAGATTATCTCTCTGGCCGTATTAACTGGTCTATTGAATGCAATGGTTTCATTGTTGAAGGGGATGAAGCCTTTGACTATTTGGAGCAGGCTTTTATTGAGCGCAAACCCCTAAAAGTTGAGGTCAGATATCCTTCTGGAAAGACATATACTGGTGAAGTCACTATTACGGAATTCCCGCTGGAATTTCCCCAAGATGATGGTGCTTCTTTCTCCTTGACACTGATGGGTAAAGGGCCTTTGACCATTACCACTGGTTCTTAATATAGGGAGGGGTTAACATGGCGAAAAAGGCTGTGACGATTAAATTGGATAGGCAACGTAAACTTAAATACACTTTTAACGCTTTTTGTGAACTTGAAGAAGCTTTGGGTCGTCCTTTGGCCAGTATTAAAGGAAACGAATTCAAGATGAAAGATTTGCGGGCTTTGGTTTGGGCTGGATTGCTTCATGAAACCCCTGAATTGACCCTTGAAGAAGCTGGTGAATTGATTGACCAAGCTGAATCCATTGAAGATGTAGCTAATGCTGTTTCTGAAGCTGTTGAACTTGCCTTGGTTAAAAAGAGTGGTGAACCGGGAAAGTGACTGATTCCCAAGAAGTCGGGGAGTTAGACTGGGACGAAATCCAAAAACTTGCCTATGGAAAATTGGGGTTGCTTCCAAATGAATTTTGGGAGTTAACCCCTTCCGAATTTCATTTAATGCTTGAAGGCAGAGTGGAAGATGAAGAAAGGTTCTGGGAAAACTTGCGATACTTAACCGCTTGGCATGCAGCGAATGTGATGAACGCTTCTGGAAATCTGAAGAAGCGAATCAAGAATCCTGAAGAACTGCTTGGAAAGAAAACCAAGGAGACAAAGAGGGAGCCAAAATATAAAACCCCTGAAGAAAAGAAGAAAGAACTGGAAGAACTTAAGCGCAAATTTGGTGTTAGCTGAGGGAAGGGGGTGACTCAATGGCAATAGCTGAAGTTAGTGCAAGATTTACGGCTGATGTTTCGGGCTTAACTGCTTCCCTAGCAAAAGCAGAATCAAAAATTCGGTCAACTGGATACAGACTTAAAGAATTGGGCACCACAGTAGGTACTGCCATGGGAACTATTGGTGGTGCTGTTGCTGTTGGTCTTGGATTTGCGGTTAAAAAGTCCATGGATTTTGAAGCGCAAATTGACCGCGTTGGTGCGATTGCTGGAGCAACCGGAAAGGAATTAGACGCCTTGAAAAAAACTGCACTTGATTTGGGAGCATCCACTTCCCTTTCCGCTACTGAAGTTGCCCAAGGGATGGAATTGATGGCTGCTGCTGGATTTGAGGTAAATGAAGTCATTGCTGCCATGCCTGGGGTTATCGCTGCTGCTGAAGCTTCTGGTGAAGATTTGGCTGTTGTTTCGGAAGTTGTCGCTGCTGCCTTGAATGGATTTGGTCTGGAGGCTAGTGAAGCTGCTAGAGTGGCTGATGTAATGGCAATGGCTGCCAACCGTTCCGCTGCTTCAGTGGATGACTTGGGGTATACGTTCAAATATGCTGCCCCTGTAGCCAAACAGCTTGGATTTTCTATGGAAGAATTAGCAGCTATGACCGCTGTCATGGCAGATGCTGGAATTAAAGGTTCCCAGGCAGGTACAACCTTGCGAATGGCATTAACCCGGCTGGTGAAGCCAACATCTGAGGTTAAAAAAGGTTTGGCTAAGTTGGGAGTTTCGATGACTGATGCCAATGGCAAAATGAAACCTGCCCCACAACTTCTGAATGAAATTATGATTGCTATGCAAGGAGTTAGCGGAGAAACTCGGACCGCCGCCGCTGCTCAAATTTTCGGGACTGAAGCAATGTCCGGTATGCTTGCNGTGATTGATGCCGGACCAAAGAAACTAAATGAATTAACCACTGCTTTTGAGAACTCTTCTGGTGCCGCACAGGAAGCAGCTAAGAAAATGAAAGACAACCTGAAGGGAGCACTGGAGGAGCTTCAAGGAGCATTTGAAACAGCACAAATCAGTATTGGGGAAGCTTTGACACCAGCAATTAGAGCAGTAGCAGAAGGTTTAACCAATTTGATTAATGCCTTTAACAATCTTCCTGGACCAGTCAAGACTTTTATAGCTGCTTTTGCTGCAGTGGTTTCCTTGTTACTCATTGTTGGTTCCATTATTGCTTTCATTGTTGCNGGGTTTGGAGCTTTAGCTGCTGCTACTGGAGTTGCGGCGGGAACCTTGGCTGCTGTTGNGGGAATTGCGGCTGCTGTTATTGCCGGGATTTTCGCCNTAGGCGCAGCCCTTGTTTATGCATACAACAAATTTGACTGGTTTAAAAACCTTGTTAATCAAGCTTGGGCAAGCATTAAAGCCGGGTTCCAAGCAGTGGTTGACTTCCTCAAACCCGCCGTACAAGCCGTGGTAGACTTTGTGTTACAACAATGGGAGAAAATAAAAGCTTGGTGGGGACAATCTGGACCCACCATTATCCAAGCAGTGCAAAATGTTTGGACCGTCCTAAGCACCATCATTTCCACTGCTGCAAATATTATTTGGTCCATTATGCAATTCGTTTGGCCNGCAATTAAGGTGTTGATTGTTTCCACTTGGGAAAANATTAAAGGTNTTATTTCTGCCGCAATTGACATTATCCTTTCCATCATNGACATTTTTGCAAACCTCTTAACCGGAAACTGGAAGGGTTTNTGGNATTCCATTGTCAAGCTATTAAAAGCNGCTTGGCAACTGATTTGGAACTTGGTNCAACTTTGGGCCGTCGGAAANATAGTCAAACTCTTTTCCACCTTTGGAAGCAAGTCTTTCAGNTTGATTAAAAGTGCTTGGGACAAAATTTCAAGCGCAACTTCCAGCTTCCTNAGNAAAATCTGGAANTNGGTTTCTTCCAAGTTTTCATCCATCACAAGCACCATCAGCAGTGCAATTAACAAGGTTAAGTCCACCATCAGTAATGGTTTNAANACTGCTGTAAGCTATGTGAGCAATGCAGTTTCTAAAATTAAATCCTATTTGAGTGGTTTGGCTTCCCAAGCACTTTCATGGGGTAAAAACTTGATTTCCATGTTTGCGAAAGGAATCACTTCAAGAATTGGGGCNGTCATTTCTGCAGCCAAAAATGTTGCGGCGAAAGTGAAAAGCTTCCTTGGCTTTAGTTCTCCGACGGAAGAAGGACCTGCAAGCAATTCAGACCACTGGGCACCAAACTTTATGAAGATGTTTTCCCAAGGTTTGGAACGGAATATTCCATTGGTGGCAAGGGCTGTTAGGTTGGCTGCTGCTGAAATGGCCGCTTTGAATACCCTGAGTGCAAATCCGACCATTAACCCTGGTTATGTGGGTACGGCAAGTACTGGAATTGTTGCCCAAGATGTTTCCCCTGCTGGAAGCATCCTGATTACTGGGAATACCTTCTATGTCCGCAAAGATTCCGATATTCGAGAAATCGCAAGGGAGCTTTATAATCTGCAACAAAAACAACTTAGNGCAAGAGGAAGGGTGAGGTGANGCAGTCATGTTCAAATTTGATGGCAAGCATGCAAGCGAATATTTTGACAAAGTTTTGCTGGTGAAGAGGGACATGGCTGCTCCCTCTTCCCCCATCTTGCAAGAATTAAGGGATAAGCCTGGGGCTTATTTCTTTGGCATCCAAACTGGTGTTTATGAGGTGGAATTTGAGGTTTTTATCCAAGGAAATGACCGACAAGACCTTTGGAAAAAGATAAGGAAAGCCAATGCTTGGCTGAAGCAAGAGGAGCTTAAAAAGCTTGAATTTGACGATGAGCCTGGGCTTTATTACAAAGCGATTTGTGTCGAATCCTTAGAGCTTGACGAGATTCTAGAGTATGGATTTGGGACTATTAAATTCATTGCACCGGACCCGTATGCTTTCGGAAAAACTCAAAAGCAGCGAATCAGTTCCCCTACTGTAGTATTTTCACGCCCTAGTGTTCGCTATCGTGAAAACGGGACGACTGTGACCGAAAACTACCCCATGTACAAGGACGGAAAATTTGGTCAAGCCGTCTTCATCGAAGAAGGAACCACCAACCTGTTGACCACTGCTGCTTCTCCTGCTCAAGAAGAAGTTTCCGTGGATGTTGGGGTTGATTACTATCTCAGCACAATCGGGGGTTCTGCAACCATTGAGCATAAGCAGACGGAAACCTTGAGCAAAACCACTCTGGATAAAGAGGGAACCGATTACAGTCATGAACTTGACACGGAGTGGGAGACGGGTACACAT